TCTCCAGGTTCACGGAGACCCGAGTCCCGGAGACCTTGACCTCGGTCGGTCTCGCGTCCGGCCGGAAGGTCGTCACGGGGCGCGTATCGCCTTCCCATCGAGGGAGGGCCTCGACGGACCCGGCCTCCAGGAGCGCGGACAGGACGACCTCCTGGGCGTTCGCCTGGGCGGCCCAGGCGTCGGTAATCCGGACCCGGTTCTCGACCTGTTCGGCCGCGTGGCGGATCGACTTCGGCGCGGTCGCGTCCTTCGAGACCGTCGTCGTTCGATCACTCCATCCGTACCTGCCGCGTTTGTCGGACGTGTACTGGATCGCGACCCCGCGGTAGTGGTTCCGACGGAGGGCGTCTTTGAGATCCTTCGCCTTGTCGAACAAGTAGGGGTAGCCGGAGGAGTCGCGCGGCGTGTCCCAGTTGTCGCGGACCGTGATCGCGGCGGACTTTAGTCCCTGGAAGACGAACCGGACCCGGCGTTCGCCGTTCGCCCGGGTCTCGTCCTGGGTGATCTCCCATCCCTCGCGTCCTTCAAGGGCGGTCCGGACCGTGTCGAAGTTCATCGGGTTCATGGTTTCCATTCGTTCGTCGTTCGGTTTCCGTCCGCGTACGTTAGGACGATCGAGATCTCGGGCCGGTTGTAGTGTCGCGTGATCGTGACGGCGTTCTCGTCGCGCGTGAATCGGTCGGAGGTCAGGGTCGAGCCGCTTCGGTCGTGGCGCCATCCGGCGGCCTTGAACTCCTCGACCAGGTCCGCGCCGCGGTCGAGGAGGGAGACGATCTCGTCGAGGTTCATCCGATGGTCCCTTCGAGTTTCCAGGCGGCCTCGCCCTCGTTCTCGGCCGCCTGTCGCGAGCGGAAGATCTTCATCGAGCCTCCTGTCGGCGGCGGAGTTCGGCGTGAAGGACGGACGACTCGTCGCGGTAGTAACCGCCGCGGTTCCCGCCGTCCTCGCGGTCGAGGGCGTCCGCGTGGGGGAGCGTATCGCGGATGTCCTGGATCGCGTGGTAGATCGAGGCGGTCGACATTTCGCGGGCGCGCTCTTCGACGGCGTTCCAGTCCAGGGCGTCGGTTGCTTTGTTCGTCATGGTCGGCTCCTTCGTTCGTTGATGCGTTCGAGTCACACTATAGAGTACACTATAGAACTCGACCCGGCAACGTGAGACGAGCGGATTCGTGATAAGTTCCGCTAGTTGCTGGACTTACGCTTCGAAAATGCCAGGACGACCTCGTCCATCCTCCTCGTGAAGAACACGAGATCGGCGAACTGCTCCTGGGACAGGTCCCACATCTGGGCGTACTGGGCGATAGCGGTCCAGGGGATCGGGACAGGGTCCCCGAATGAAGGCGGCCGACAGGTCGAGAGATCCGCGTAGGCGGTCCAGAACAGGAAGAGCCCAGGGTCCAGTCGGGGAGCGTTGGCGACCCGGTCCGGCAGTCTGGGGAGGTTCCCCCGCCGGACCAGGTCGGCGACCTTCTTCTCGGTCTTCCCGTGGTCGAGCCAGTATTCGAGGACCTCGGTCAGTTTCCCGCGTCTTCCTCGCGCTCCAGTTCGCGGAAGAGGGCGAGGTTCGTCGCCTGGGCGCGGATGTCGGCGAAGAGGTCCGGGAGGTCGAGGAGGATCTTCCGCGCGGACTCACGCGAGAACGGGATCTCCTGGCCGTCTCGATCCTTCACGTCCTCGAACGCGAGGAGGATGGTCGAGGCGTAGATGTCGGCGAGTTCGCGCTCCGCGACTTCGTCTTCGAGGATTTCGAGGTCGATCTGTCGGCGGTACTGTTTCGAGAACGCCTGGAGTCGCTTCTGATAGCGGACGTTCGATCCGCCGGCGCGGGCGATCTTGATGCGGCCGCCGGGACCGTAGTCGAGCCAGACGCCATCGCGTTCGGCATCCTTGTCGGTAGAGAACTGGGAGTAGAGACTCATCTGGGGTGGCCCTTTCTCGGATCAGATGTGATCCTATGGTAGAAGTTCCGCCGCGGAACCGATCAGAGATGATCCGTTCCGCGGCGGGTTCGATTCTATCAGCTATCCGCGAGATCCGGAAGGTAGTCGAAGAAGACCGCCATCAGAGTGTGGTCGAGGGTCGAGAGGACCTTCGCACCCGTGGCCGCTTCAAGGGAGACCGGGATCGTGATCGGCGCATCCTGCTCCACCGTCGGGCGTCCGTCGCCCAGGGACAGGAGCGGCACGTCGAAGACGAGGCCGGCGTTCGAGGCGACGATCGCGAAGTCGAGAGTCACGTCCGAGTTGTTCCGGACCGAGTTGATCGCGGCGACGTCGGCGAAATACGCGGTGATCGACCCGCTAACTCCGAAGGTTCCCGCGGTGACCTCGAACGAGCCGAGGGTCCCGATGGCCTTGTTCGGCGTCAGGTTGTTGTTGATCGTCAGGGAAACTTCCTGGAGGAACGCGAACAGTTTGTCCGGCGCCTCGTCCGACGTCGAGACGACCGCGAGGTTCACCCGCGAGAAGTCCGAGGACGTGTTGAAGGCGTCGGCCTCCGCGAGGGCCGGACGAGTTCCGGCCTTGAGGGAGGTCGCGGCGTCGATCGTGGACGAGTTCGTTCCGACGAACGAAAGGTCTGCCGTGATCTTGTCCGCGGTCGCGACGTTCAGGGTCAGTTCCGACGGGATCGCGCCTTCGATGTACTCGGCCTGGATCTGGGTCGGCTGGGCATCGTCAGGCGCGCCCAGGGTCCGCTCCAGTTGGTAGGACCGGCGGACGATCGGGAAGGACGCCTCGGTTCCGTTCTCGTTCTTCAGGACGCGCCCGAAGAACATCCGGATGGTCTCTCCGCCCGAGATGGTTTCGGCGACCATATCGGAGTCGGACTTGTCGACGACGATCGTCGTCGCGGAGACGGAGCGGACGCGCTTGAACCCGTTGTTCACGGTGTTGCCGGCGTACGCTTCCCCGGCGGCGTCGCCACCGACGAAGATGAACTCGCCCGGGATCAGGCCGAGGGTCGTCGGGTCGATCGTGGCGGAGACGTAGCTCGCGAAGTCGCCGGTCGTGACGACGTCGAGATCGTCGGCCGGGAACTCGTAGCCCACGACGACGAGGGTCGCGTCGGAGGGGGCGGTTTCGGTGACAAGGGTCGACCCGAGAACTTCGATCGAGACGTTCGTGTTCACGGCGGTAACGATGTGGAGTCCGTTGTTTCCGGACTCGGCGTATCCAGATGCGAGGACGATGCTTCCGACGACGAAACCCGTCGTGTCCGCGACCGCAAACAGGTCCGTGGTCCCGGTCGCATTGGCCGCAGTCGCTTCCCCCTTACGGCGAAGGGATGCGAAGAAGAACCCCTGGAGGAGGTCCTGTAGGTTCGTCTGTGTAAGATCCGTGTTGAATCCCCCGGATGCATCGAGGTCAACCGTGACCCCTTTCTTCCTTTGTCGACTAGGGTTGATCGGGTTCCGCGCTACCGTCGAGATCTCGCCGCCGAAGTCCGCGTAGGAATTCGGTTCGAGCGGCCGCCAGACCTCATCGCCTGAAACGACTCCGAGGCTGTCTTCTTCGGCGTAGCGGAGCCCGGTCGCGTTGCTGTCGATTTTGGACAGTTGCGCCATGTTGGGCGTCCTTTCTTAGACGATCTCGTCGTAGCGGAAAGATGCGACGACGTTCATCTGAAACCAGGGGCCGTCGACCCCTACTTCGTTGATGGCCACGTTCTGGAACCAGACCTGCCCCGTCGTGGCCTTACCTTCGAACGCGGCCTTCGCGACTTGCGCGAGATTCTCCGCGAGAACCAGACCGCCGCCCGAACTGAGCGGCTGAAAAATCTGGACGGTAACGACTCCGAACTTCTCGAACCGGCGTCGACCGAAGGAGGGATCTCCCGCGAGCGTTGCCTGTCCGGCCGTCGAATGTCTGATGGTAATTCTAGCCCAGGCGGCGTCCTTCGGGGGATCGAACTTCAGTCCCTCGTAGTGAAGGGAGGGAACCGCCCCGCCGTTCACGGCGCCGGAGTTCGCGTCCCAGGCCGTTTTGAACGTGCCGAGGATCTGGTCGCGGGCTTCTGAGAAGGTCGCCGTCATCGGGTGACCTCCAGTCTATAGACGATCATGTCCTCGTTCGGGGCGATGATCTCGACCAGAACGACCTCGAAAGTTTCCCCGGACGCGCGGACGATCTGGGAGTCGTTGGCCTCGGGGGCGGCGGTCAGGCCGGGGTCGGTCGCGGCGATCCAGACCTCCTGGACCTTCCGCTCTACGAGACCCTCCCCGCGGGCTTCGGTGTCGCCCAGGAAGACGGCGTTCACCGACTGGGAAGTCGTCGTCGGCGTGGCCGGTTCCCAGGGCTTCGTCGAATCCGACGGAGTCCCATCGACCCGTGTCTTCAGGGTCGCGACTTCGCCGTTCTTCGCGATCAGGCGAAGGGCGAGGGCCTGGGCGTTAGAGAATCGGCCGGCGGTCATAGTCGCTGGATCTCCCGTCCGGAGCGAACGAGTTCGCGGAGGAGTTCATCCGCTTCGGGGTACTTCCGGAACTTGAACGTCGCGCCGCCGGCGGCGTAGGTCGTCGACTCGGAGATCGGACCGATGCGTTCGGTCTTCGACTGGACGCGCTGGTTCCGATCATCGTAGGTTGGATCGGGGGCGAGTTCGGCGGACAGTGCGCGAAGGGCGTACTCCGCGGTCGCTTCTTTGATCTCGATCGGGACGCCCAGGACGTTCGACCCGTCGAGGTAGAACGCATTCGTCCTCGGCCATTCCATCCGCTGAGTGTTCGGCGGACGGAGGCGGATGCCTACGAACTTCCCGCGCCATCGGCGGTCGATGTAATCGCTCGCCTTGACGATGGACTTCTCGATGTCACCGGAGGACGCGCCGCCGAGATCGTTCCCGCGGTCGGCGTGGTAGTCCTTGAATTCCTGGACCGTGATGTAGGCGTTCGCGGTCTGGAGTCCGGTCCCGGTTTCTACGGTGAACGCCATCACTTCCTCCGGGGTCGAGGTCTCGGACGTGGCTTGGGCTTACCCGGCATCGTGTCTCCTTTACTGGGTGATCTGAGGCAGAACGATGTATTCGCCTTTTGCGATCGTTCGGACCGCGGAGGCGCCATCGGTTTGCTGGATGTCGAAGAAGTAGGTATCGGGTTCGAGTTGGTCCGCCTGGAGCGCGGACGGCGCGAACGAGATCCGACCGTTCGCCGCGTCGACGAGGACTCCCGTGATCTGGAAGAGTCGCGTCGTATCGTCGGAGGGGTCGGGGTTCGGGTCGACCGACAGGAGGAACGAGAACCCGGTCACATCGATGGCGGCGCCGGCGGAGTCCTTCACGGTGAACTCCTCGGCGTAGGTGTCCCCCTTCGTCCGGGAGATGGTGATACTGGTCGGGGCTGCCATCAGTCAGTGCATCTTTCTACGACGATGTCGTTCGCGGGCGAGAAGGTGACCTCGACCGGAGTCGTCTCTACGGTGATCTCCGGCGCCGTCTCTATTGTAACGACCTGGACGTCGTCCGGAAGGGCGATGTCGACCGGGGTCTGGAAGACCTCGACCTCGATCGCCTGGGTCTGTAGAACGAGGTCCCCCTGGTTCACGACCTGGGAGATCGCGTCCCCCGTGGTAACGGGGAGCATCCAGTCCGGGAAGATTCCGTTCAGTGGCATCACGGACTCCGATCGCGTTTGTCGGCGGAGACTGTAAAGGTTTTGAGCGGGGTCGTCCCGTCGTCCTCGAAGATGGTCGTCGTGAACGGACCGGCGCCCGAGATCGTCGCCCGGTTCGTGAGATGCTTCCGCGCGGTCTCCAGGCGTTCCCCGAAGGAGCCGGCGGTCGAGTGTCCGGAGGCGGCCTCGTCCCAGACGTCGTCGGCGACCGCGGCGCGCGAGGCGGCGGACAGGATGACCTCCTGGGCTCCAGGGTCGAAGGTCGAAAGCCCAGAGACGGCCGCGTCGAGGTTGTCGAGGAGGGCCGCGCGTCCGGCTGTGTATCCCTGGGCGGTCAGGGCCGCCTGGACATCCGCGGCGGACAGGTTCTCCAGGGCGGCGATCTCGAACGACAGGGCGGTATCCGCGAGCCGGCGTCCGGCCGATCCGACCGTGAGATGGTCCGCGATCGCCTCGTCCCAGATCGCATCGACCGCGGAACCGGCGAGGAGGACCGGGTCCGTCGAGGAGTCGAAGTTCGACCGGGAAGAGACGGCCGCGTCGAGGTTGTCCTGGAGGACGGCCCGCGCGGTCGTGTAGCCTTGCGCGTCGAGGGCCGCCTGGACGTCCGCCTGGGAGAGATCGTTCAGGGCCGCCAGGGCCGCGCCAGAGGCGCGCGAGGAGATCGTAGCGTCGAGGGCTTCACCGAAGGACCCGGCGGTCGTGTGGGCCGCCCTGGCCTCGTCCCAGACCGCGTCGGCGATCGGGGCGGGGTCGGGGGCGCCGGCGGCCGCCGCGTCGTCGAGGGATTCCCCGGTGGAACCGGCGGCGGTGTAGCTCGACTGGGCCGCGTTCCAGACCGCGTCGGCGACTTCCGTCGCGTCGAGATCGTTCAGGGCCGCGATCGAGGCGAGGGTCGCGAGGGTCGAGATGTCCGCCTTCAGGTCGTCGGGTCCGGAGACCGAGGTCCCGGCGATCTCGCCCACGTCGACCGTCTGGGTCGCGGGGTTGAACGTCGACCTCGAACCGATCGTCGCGTCGATGTTCGTGTCGAGGAGGGCTCCAAAAGACCCGGGTCCCGTGTGCCCGGAGACCGCTTCGTCCCAGACCGCATCGGCCACCTGTCCGGCAGTCGGGGCCGCGGCCCCATCCAGTGCTTCCCCCGTGGACCCGGATGCAAGGTGGCCGGCGAGGGGTTCATCCCAGACCGCGTCGGCGATCTCCCCGGCCTCGGAGGCGGCGAGGAGGACTTCGTCGGTCGAATTGTCGAAGGTCGAGCGGGTCGAGATCGCCGCGTCCAGATTGTCCAGTCCCGAGGCGCGGCCGGCGGTGTAGCCTTGCGCGGTCAGGGCGGCCTGGACGTCGGCGGAGGACAGGTTCTCCAGGGCGGCGATCTCCGCGGAGGACGCCCGGGAGGAGACGGTCGTGTCCAGGTTGTCGCCCAGGAGTTCGCCGAAGGTTCCGGCGACCGAGTGGGAGGCGGTGTCCTCGTTCCAGACCAGGTCGACGGAGGTCGCGTCGATCCGGACCTGTTCGGAGGAGAAGTCGAAGGTCGATCGGGTCGAGATCGCGGCGTCGAGGTTGTCCAGATTCGCGGCACGCGGCGAGGTGTACCCCTGGGCCGTCAGTGCGGCCTGGACGTCCGCCGAGGAAATGTCGTTGAGCGCGGCGACTTCAGAACTTAGGGCGTGGGTCTGAACTTCTTCACCGAAGGAACCCGCGGCGACGTGGCCGGCCTTCGGTTCGTCCCAGACCGCGTCGGCGATGTCGGCGGCCGAGGGATCGTTCAGGGCGGCGATCTCCGCGGAGGTCGCGAGCCCAGACACATCCGCGACGGCGTCCGCCGCGTCGAGGGCCTCGGCCGTCGATCCCGCGGTTCCCGAGTGGTCCGCGAGGGCTTCGGTCCAGACCGCGTCGGCGATCGCGCCCACGGTCGGCGGGGTCGGAATGTCCCCCGGGGTCGCGCGGGAGGAGACCTCCGCGTCGAGGTAGTCCCCGAAGGACCCGGCGGTCGTATGGTCCGCGGCCGCTTCATCCCAGACGGCGTCGGCGATGTCGGCGGCGGAGGGCGCGGCCGGTAGCGCGGCGATCTGGGCGGGGATCGTGGTCGAGGTGTCGACCAGAATGTCGTCGACGATTCCGTCGACCGTGTCGAGGGAGGTCTGGGAGGCGCGCGTCGAGACGGCGACGTCCAGGTTCGACAGGTCCGGCGCGGCGTGGGAGGATCGCGAGGAGATCGTCGCGTCGACGTTCGTGTCCAGGAGTTCGCCGAAGGAACCCGCGGTCGTGTGACCGGAGACCGCTTCGTCCCAGACCGCATCCGCAATCGCGGCGGGCGTTGCTCCCCCGCCGGAGGCGTTCAGGGCTTCCCCGGTCGAGCCGGCGCCCAGGTGATCGGCGATCGCCTCGTCCCAGACGGCGTCGGCGATGGCAGCGGCCGAGGGGTCGTTCAGTCCCGAGATCAGGCCGGGGATGGTCGTTCCGGTGTCGACGAGGATCGCGTCGACGTTCGTGTCCACGGTATCGACGGAGGTCTGGGAGGCGCGGGAAGAGATCGTCGCGTCGAGGTTCGACAGGTCGGGGGCGGCGTGGGAGGATCGCGAGGAGATCGCGGCGTCGATGAATTCACCGAACGAGCCCGCGGCGACGTGGCCGGCGCGAGCTTCGTCCCAGACCTGGTCCGCGATTGCCGCGGCGGTCGGATCGTTCAGACCCGAGATCAGACCCGGGATCGTGGTCCCCGTGTCGACGAGGATCGAATCGACGATTCCGTCGATCGTGTCGACGGAGGATTGAGAAGAGCGGCTGGAGACGGAGGCGTCCAGGTTATCAAGGTTTCCGGCTCGTCCGACCGTGTAACCCTGGGAGGTTAGCGCGGTTTGGACATCCGCCGTTGAAATGTCATTCAGACTGTCGACGCTAGTCTGGGTCGCTCTGCTCCCGATTGTAGCATCTACGTTCGTGTCGAGAAGTTCTCCGAAGGAGCCGGCGCCGGTATGTCCGGATACCGCTTCGTCCCAGACCGCGTCGGCGATGTCGGCGGCACTGGGCGCGCTTCCACCGGAGGCGGCGTCGGTCAGGGCCTCGCCCGTCGAGCCGGCGATTGCGTGGCCGGCGAGGGCTTCATCCCAGACTGCATCCGCGATCGCGGCGGCGGTCGGGTCGTTCAGGGCGGATATCTGGTTCGGGATCGTGGTTCCCGTATCGACCAGAATCGCGTCCACGTTTGCGTCGATGATCGCCTGGTTCGAGACGATCGACCCCTGGTTCGATTCGTTGATGTCGAACCGACTGTCGATCTGGGCGGCCTGTTCTCCGAAGGTCCCGGCGGTAGTGTGCCCAGAAGTGGCCTCGTCCCAGACCGCGTCGGCGATCACGGAGGCGGTGACCTGGGAGGCGTCCTTCAGGGCTTCGGCCGTCGAGCCGGGGTCGGAGGAGTGGTCCGCGAGGGCCTCGGTCCAGACGGCGTCCGCTATCGCGGCGGCGGTCGGGAGTCCCGAGATCGCGGCGTCGAGGTTCGTGTTCAGGAGGTCGAGGTAGGGCGCGCGGGTCGTCGTGTATCCCTGGGTCGTCATCGCGGACCGGACGTCGGAGGACAGGTCCGCGGAGTCCAGACCGTCGGCGGTCTTCGCGTATCCCCATACTCCCGGGATGACCGTGGCGATGTCGCCCGTCGTCGGGTTGAAGGTGAACGCGCGATCGACGACCAGGATGACCGTCGATCCCTGGTCGGAACACTCGATGATCCTTCGGGCTTCGCTGTAGCCTTGGCTCGCGTCGTAGACCGCGAGGGTCTGTCCCTCGAACATCCTGCTGTTCGTGACCGTCAGTCCGGAGACCTCGACCTCTTTGGTATTCGATCCGGAGGTTACCGATCCGACCTCGTAGGTCCGGAGAATCTTCTCGTTGAACTCCCGCCCGAACGAACCGCCGGAGACGGCGGACGCGGTCGAGTAGTCCCAGATGGCCGCGGCGATTTCGCTCACGGCCGTCGAGGCGAGTTCGGAGGAGCCGATGGCATTCGCAGCGATCTGGGTCGCGCCGATCGCGGAGGATGCGATCTTCGTCGAGGTGATCGCGTTCGTCGCGATTTGCGTCGCGCCGATGGCCGAGGCGGCGATCGCGTTCGAGTCGATCGAGTCGTCCGCGGCCTGTCCCATCACTGCGCCACCGGTTCGGAGGTACGCGCGATCTCCGGAGACCGGAGTGAACGGAAGGGGTCCGCGCGGGTCTTCGTCGAACCGTACCGCGGCGAGGCTCGACAGTTGGTAGTCCCAGTTGTCGATGACCCGCTCGTGGTATTCGTTCGTCGAGGAGTCCCAGAAGACCATCGTCTGGTAGAGCTTCCGGCCGTCGGCCTGGTAGGTCGATCCGAACGGCGCGATCGACGTCGAGGTCTGGATGAAAACCTCGACCGTGGTCGATCCCGAAAGAATGGGATAGGCGTCGGTGATGAGACCCTTCACGAGAAGGTCGTAGATGTGGGCCTTCGAAACCAGATAGCCGTCTTGCTGGCCCATCCAGTCGACCTCGGTCTGGCCCTGGTACGCGCCGCCGGAGGTGTTTCGGATGACGACCTTGTAGTGACCGGCGGCCGTTCCGGTGGGGAAGGTCCCCGTATACGCGCCACTGTATCCGGCCGCGGCGGACAGGGTAAAGGAGGCGACGGAGGCGCCCGTATCCGAGAGGAGGTAGGCGGTCAGGGAGAGACCACTCGTTCCACTTGGATGAATCCAACAAAAGCCAGAATCGGCAATTATCGCGGACAAGGCGCCCCCGTCGGTCTTTAGGCGGCGTAGTGGGCGTGAATGTCCGCCGACGCCGTAGGTTCGATCGAGACGACGTCCCCGGACTTCACGGCGACGACGACGAGTTGACTCCCAGGATACCGCATATCCGTAGTAGTTGCGTCGCTACCGTCGAGAGTCAGGTAGAAGTCCTGGGTCGAGAAGATCAGGACCGCGCCGTCCTCGGCAACCGCCGCCGAACTCGTGACGTGCCCAGTCTGGGCGGTCACGGGGAAGTCGGCAACCGCCGCCCCTGGTCGGAGGTGAACCGCCGGGCGACCGTCTTCGGCTTTCGGCGAAAAGACTCGTTGATTCGTCATCGATTACTCCTCGTCTTCTTCCGGCTCCAGGGATTCGAGGTCCCGGAGATCTTCGTCTTCCTCGACCGGCTCTTCTCCGGGCTCCGGCTCTTCGGCGGGCTCTTCTTCGGGCGCGCCGTCCAGGGACCATCCGAGGTCCTGGAAGGTCTGGAGTTGCTTCGAGTCGACCAGGATGGACTTGCCGTCCCTGAAGAGTTTGTGTTGCGTGGGTTTCGGTTCGAACAGACGGCCGCGAGGTTGGGGAGCTTCCTCCGCACCTTCGGGCGCCTCGCACCGTTCCCAGCCATCGAGGGCGAGTTGTTCGAGTTGCTTTTCGTCCGCGAGGACGACCCGGTCGCCTTTCTTGACGTACGGCATCGAGAGTTTCCTTTCGGGTGGGGGAGGAAGGAAGGTCCCGACCCTCCGGCCCAGGTGGGCGGGAAGGTCGGGTTTCCTAGACGGAGATCACCCCCTAGATTAGGCGATGTCCTTCACGATCTGGGCGCCGAGGCGGCCGTCGATCATCCGGGCACCGACGAGAATGTCGAGCGAGAGAACATCGGACTTGAGGTCGCGATCCCAGTCGTAGACCGCGCGGATCGCGAGACCCGTCGAATCGTCCTGCATGTAGGCTCCCGGAGTTCCGATCGGAAGTTCCAGGGGAACCGCCACGAAGGCGAGACACTGGGGATGGAAAACCGCGCCGTGGCACTGTCGCGTATTCCCGCCACCGTCGTAGACGGTGAAGGCGGTCGTATCGGCGACGTCCTCGCGGAGCGGCTCCTTGATGGTGACCGTACCGGCGCCCGAAGACGCGGTCGAGGTCGCGGCGACGACTACGTTACCGTAGCCGGCGATCGACAGGATGTCGCCTTCGAGGAGCGTTCCCGAAGCCACCGCGCCGGAGTCGTACGGAATCGAAGTCGCACCCTTCTCCACCGCGGCCGAGAAGGCCGCCGAGGTCTGAGTTCCCGAAGTGTGCGTCGAGGTCGGGACGTTCTGTCCCATGAAGGAATCGAATCCCATGATTCGACCGATCTCCGCCTCGCGGAGGGCATCCTCCGCGCCGGACTTGTCGACCTCGACGAACGAGTCGACCCCGAGGAGGGTCGCCTTGTACTCGGTCGAGACGATCTGGAAACGAGGACGCATCGGGACCTTCTGGTCGTTCAGCGTCTTCTCCACGAGCGCCATATCGGCGATCGAGTCCGGGAGGGCGGCCGGAGCGGACTCCGACGGACCGGCGACGTTCGGGATGTCGAGGAGCTTCCCGAGGGCGTACGAGTCGATCTTCTCGCCCATCTCGATCATCCGCGGAGCGAGGACTTGCTCCGAGAAGTCGAGAAGGTCGAGGGTGAGTTCCGACGACGTGATCTTGATGGTCGCGTCGAAGTGCTTCTCCAGCACGATGTTGTAGCTGGACTCCTGGATGTCGCGGATGGTAACGGTCGAACCGTTGTACTCATCGACGACGCCCTGGGAACGACGACGAACGCGAACCGAGTCGCCGACCTTCGCCGCGCCGTTCAGGTCGCGCTCGAATCGACGGTCGAAGAGCCGCGTCGCGACCAGGTTCGACTGGAGAAGGACGAGAGCCTCGCGAGCGATCACGTCCGGGGTGAGAAAAACGTTTGCCATCTCTCAATGGACCTTTCTGTTTTCGTCTCGCGGGGCACCCGTTGTATCAAATGTTGTGGGCACCGAATCCGCTCGACAGACCTTTTTTCTTCCGCATTTCGCGGTAGTCGGCCATGCTCATCTTCGAGATGGCCTCCATCGAAGCATCGGGCGACCGACCACCGGCCGCACCGTTGACGCCTGCGCCTTGGCTTGCGCCCCACCAGTGACGGGAAGTCTTCTTCTGTTCTTCCAGCCACTCGGAAACCGAAAGGGGGGTCGCTCCATCTTTGCCGAGCACGATGCCGCCGTTCTCATCCCTCATCACGACGCCCTTTTCGGAGTCGAACTCAAAGGCGGAACTGGCGCGGGCTAGTGCATCGGCGATGGCCGTGTCGACGAACCCTTCAGAAGATGAACACGCGGCGCGGACTTCGTTCTCGATCTTGAGACCGGTGTATCGCTGTTCCGCTTGTTCGGCGCGCTTCGTGGCTTCCTCCAGTTGGGTCTGGAACCCCTGGGTCTGGTTCTCGAAGTCGGCGCGCATCTTCGCGGTTCGCTTGTCGAACCACTCATCATGTTTGCCTTCTGCGACCAGTTTCCCGAGTTCGTCCTTTTCGAGTCGCGTCTTCAGTTCGATCAGGGAGGCCACTCCCTCATCTCCGCCGAGCTTCTCGAACCGGTCGACCGCCTTCTGGAGTTGGTCCTTCAGTTCGCGTTTCTCCTGGAGGATCTCGTCGCGGTTCGTCTTGATCGACGCGGTCGCCTGCTCGACTGCCGCGCGGATCTGGGACTGAACGTCGACTTCTCCGCCGCTTTCCTGGGATGCGCCCTCCTGGGCCTGTACGTCATCGGACATCGGTGTGACTCCTGTCTTTCCGATTCGGAGTGATTCCTATCACTCCTGGGTTATGTTTGCCGCCTCGAACGCCTGGGGCTCGCGGCGACGTAGCTCATCCAAAGTGTAGCGTCTCCCGGTTCTGTCGGTGAATCTATCAACCGAAAGTTTTCCGCGCCGGAAGAGGGCGCCCCTGGTCCGGCCCAGGACCTCGTCCTGGAATCCGGCATTCTGCCGCCGGAGGAACTGGTCGTAGGTCGTCTCGGCCGGGACCTGGCCCACTCGTTCGCGAGCCCAGGTCGACCGCTCCGCCTTGATGAGTCGTCGGCGTTGCGTTTCCGAAAGGTCAGACCATTTAGAACCGGCCTTCTCCCGGGCGAGGGTCCGGAACCGGACTTCGCGGGCCTGGGGTCTCGAAGTGTCGACGACGAACGGGCGGTTCCCGATCAGTCCTTCGGGGGAGATCACGGCGACCATCAGGGACCGGCAGTTCGGATGGGCCGGCGGCCTGGCCCCCGGAGGATCGAGGGGTTCGCCCAGTTCGGGCGGGACGTCCGCCGATCCGTCGGTCGGGGAGATCTTCCCGTCGCGGCCGGCGCAAAGGAGCGTAGTCCGGCCGTCGAGGGTCGCCATCCATTTCTCGTACTGGATGATGTCCGCGTTCTCGCGGAAGAGTTCCTGTCGCGCCTGGTTCGCGGCGTGTTGGACGCCGGTCCGGACCACGGTCTCCGCCTGTCGCCGGGTGACCTGGAGGACGCCGTCGCGGAATCCGTTCGCCCTGGTCCCCCGGACGCGGCGGACCATCTGGTCGACCGTCTCGCCTTCGATGAACCCGGTCCGGATCGCCGATTCGAGGCGCCGGTAGTCCGCCTGTTCGAGACCCTGGAACCATCCCTGGAGGGTCTGGCCCAGGAAGGGCTTCCCCGTGACCGCCTGGCGGACGGCGCGGGCGACCGGCGCCACGAGGGCGAGGTCGTCGATCTGGGCGGCGCGGACGAAGGCGTTCTGATGGAAGGCGACCTCGTCGGCCGACAGTTCGAGGAGTTCCCCGCGGACGGCCTTCCGCATCGCGAGATGGACCGCGGCGCGTTGGTCGCGGACGGCCTTCAGGAATTGTTCGAGGCGTTTTGCCTGGGCGTCGAACCGGCCAGGGGTCAGACGCCGCATCCGGCGGCGGATCAGATCCTCCAGGTCTTCCTCGACCTCGTTCAGGATCTCGATCGCGCGGGCGGCGGCCCCGTTTTTGTAGCGTTCGAGTTCGATCGCATGGCGGATGAGTTCATCGGCGTACCTATCGTTTATTGTCGCCATAGGTTACGCCTTTCTGGACGTTCGAGATGGTCGACTGGGAGACTCCGAACTCCGCCGCGAGTTCGACCTGGGTCTTCGGGAATCGACGGATCTCGTCGACCTGGTCCCGGGAGAGTTTCCGATTCCGGAGTCCCTGTCGCCGTCCGTTCTCCTGGAGGAGATGGCGGACCTTCCGCTGTCCGGCGAGTCGTCGGTCGCGGACCTCGGGGTCCTCCCAGGATCGGCGGATCGCCTCGGAGTGGACCTCGCCGTATCGGCCATCCCCGCCCTCGGTCAGGTTGTAACCGTTCGGCGCGATCGTGTCTCGGGCGGCGATCTCCTCGCGTTCGAGTCTGGCCGCCTCCTCCCAGGAGTCGACCTCGTGGAGGACGTAGGTCGCGAAGTTCTCGATCCCGTACTTCGAGATGGCCGCGTGGAGGGCGTGTCCCCGCGCCTTGTGTTCTCGAAGTCGCCTCGGTAGGTCGTGGGCGATGCCGACGTAGTTCTTCCCCGATGGGGAGGACAGAAGGTAGACGATCACTCGTCGGCCCCCTCGTCTTCCTCATCCTCCTCGGGTTGATCCGGCTCATCTTCACCGAATCCGATTGATTCCGGGAGCGGCATCTCCTCGGGCTCATCCTCGATCTCTTCGAGTTCTTCCTCGTAGGAGAGTTCGGTCAGGCCGCCGCGGCGGGCGAGTTCGTGGATCGACCGGTGGGAGAGCTTCGCGCCGGAGTTCTTCGAGGTGATGAGCTTCATCAGTTCCTCGCCGGTCATCGTCGGCTCCGAGAAGTCGAGGTCGGGGATGAACTCGACGGCCTCGGGGTCGGCCCCGAGGAGGTCGGCGATCTTCCGGAGGACGTCCTGGAGACCGTCCGCGGCGTTCATCACGATGCCCTTTAGCGTGACCTGTTTCGACGCGGCGCGTCGGCGGAGGGCTTCTCCGGACTCCGCCCCGCGGTCGCTGTCGGACAGGAGCTTCCCGCCTTCGTCGTGGAATCGCTCGTATTCAGCATCGAGGGCTTCCTTCGTGAGTGGGATGCCCTTCCCGTCGACGTCCAGGTATCCGACGCGGACGTCCGAGGAGTCGAACGCCCAGATTGCCTGTCCGCCGATCGCGGTCGGCGCGTCATCGGGGTCGATCCCGGTGATGTACGGTTGCGGGTCCCCCTTGATGTAGAGGGCGCGGCGGTAGTCCGCCGTGAGTCGGTAGATCGAGAACGCGCGTCGAACCATCGGCATGATCGGGATGGGTCCGTAGGCGAACCCCGTGTCCGTCGCGTTGATGACCGTGATCGGGACCGCTTCGAGGCCGGAACCGAACCGGAGGACCGGGACGAAGTCTTCCTCGATCTCGGCCTTCCCGCCGTTGACTGGGGTCGCCCAGGTCCGGACGGCGTAGTTCCCGTCGACCATCCGGAGTTCCCGGTAGACGTCCTGATCCTTCGTTCGGAAGGGGTCGTCCGGGTCCTCGATCGTTCGAGTCTCGTTCAGGACGACGAAGTCCGGATTCCCGCCGTCGCGGGCCGCCTGGAGGCGCCAGTTGATGAGGGCTTCGGTAACGTAGGGGGCGATTCGGATCTGGTCGTTCAGGTCGTTGACATCGCAAACAAGGGCGATCCGTCCGGTCTGGAGGATCTCGCGCGTCATCGCTTGCCAGAGGACTTCGAGGGGCGCGCCTTCGGGCGTGGCGTCCTCGCGGAGGTACTCCATCGACTCGGGGAGGTTGATCGTCGGGGCCTTCTCGTGGATGATCCCCTGAAACCCGTTCACCGCGGCGGCGACGATCTCGGGGAACTCCGCGAACTGGAGGTAGAAGTGGTAGCGGTCGCCGGTCGTCCGCTTCCCATTCTCGATGACCTCGTTCAGGCCGGGCGACATCCCGGGAGGGATGGGGAGATACTTCTGGTTCTTCCCCTTCACGACGTCTTCGCCGTCGAGGGCATCGCGAACCATCTCCCACTTCTTCATGTTCGCTTCGAACTGGGGATGTCTTGAATCGACAGGCATCAGCGTCCTCGGATTTCTTTAGCCGACGCGGCCCCGGTCTTGCGGTTGAACACCTTGTAGCGGACTTCGTCCGCGATGTGGTCTTCCGCGTCCGTGTTCACGTCGTCTAGGTCCTTGTCGTCTCGCGGCAGAACCGGAACGGTCCGGATGAACTGCCGGCAGTTCGTGAAGACGAAAATCCCGGGCTCTTCGCGCGGGGTCCCGTCCTCGTTGGGCTTCGCCGACATCAGGAGTTCGCGGATCTTCTCCCATCCGAGCTTCCTCGAACCGGGCCGCTTGTCCGCGGGGACCCATCGGATCTTCTCCTGAGCCATATCCCGCGAGATGTCGTTGTCGTTCTCGACCGAGAAGATCGAGGAGTCCGCCGGGCCGGCCTTGACCTTCCGCTTCGGGAAGAGCTTTTCTTCGGCCTTGCGGATCTTGCGGGCGATCTGCCGCGCGGTCTCCTTCGTTCCCTCGTTCGGGACGCCGGTCCATCCATAGAGTTCGGCGACCCGGAACAGGTCGCCTCGAACAGTCTGGATCGTCCGGCCTTTGTATTCTACAGTCGACCCGTCGCTTTCGGCCCAGAATCCGACGCTCCAGGGCTTCGAGCTTCCCCAGTCGAAGGTCCGGTCGATCTTCCAGGACTTCGGGATCGGGAACCGTTCGACGACGTGGATCTTCGGGTCCCAGATGTCGTCGAACATCCCGCCGGCGGTGATGTCCCAGGAGCCGTCGAGCCAGGCCGCCAGTTCGGAGGGGTTCCGCGCCGCCTGTCGGAGCTTGTTCGGGTAGTCGGGGTCGGCGTGGAGGAGGACGATATTCTCGGCCAGGCGCCCCCGGATCGCGACGCGGGCGTTCCGCATCCGCTCGTCCCGGGTCTCGCCCTCGCCGGCGATGATCTCGCCGACCATCCGGGTCTCGGGGACGGGGAGTCCGAACCGGGTCTTGACCCAGTTGTGACCGACGCCGTATGGGTTCGTCGTCGCGCGGTACTTCCGAGGCATCCCGGGCCGGGTCGATCGGCAACAGGACATCATCACGACGTAGCAGTCGGGGGAGGACCAGGTCGTGAGTTCCTCGAACCCGATCCAGGGGTAGGCGTGGCCGTGGTAGTTATCGTAGTCGGACGGGCGTTCCATGTACCGGAGGAGGAGTTGTTCCCCGGTCGGCCAGGTCCAGGTCATGTTCGATTCGTTGAACGTCGCGTGAGGGAAGATCCGCGCGAACCACTTCTTCGACTTCGCGACTACGTCCACGAGTTGCTTGTAGGTCTTCCGGAAGAGAATCCCCCGCCAGTCGGCGCCGTATCCGCGGCCGACGTGTTGGGCGAAGTCCATCAGGAGGGCGTCCGTCTTCCCTGGGCCTCGCGTCCCCTCGTAGAGGACCTCGAAGACAGGGCACTCCAGGAACGCCGCCTGGGACCCGGGCATAGGAGCCCAGGCCGGGAAGGAATCGATCTCGCCGTCCCGGTCGATCAGGACGGCGCGCATCTCTTCGTCGTGAACCCTCCAGTCGAGGACGAGGTCTTCGGTCACTGCTTCAGGCCCTCTTCGATTCGTTCGAGGATCTCGCGCATCACGCGGAGTTCACTCTCCAGGACGTCGATCCGCCGGTCGACCCGTCGTTCGGCCTCCAGGGCGTCGGACGGGGAGTAGGAGGTCGACTCGATCACGCGAACCCTCGCATCGAGGGCGGCGTGATCGGCGCGGAGATCGTTCAGTTCGTTCGCGACCCATCCTACCGCGAGAAGGATGAGACCGGTCGCGACCTTGAACACAGCATCGAGGATACGAGCGGACTGGTCCGGATGGGTTTCAGGCATCGGCGTAAATCCATTCGTGAAGGTCAGGGAGGAGAACGAGGTAGGTCGCGAAGGTGACGAAGTCGAATCCGTTCCCGCGACCCGAGACCAGGATGCCCACGACGGAACCGTCCGCCAGGGAGACAGGGCCGCCGCTCGACCCGGGATAGCCTTGCGCGGTCGATCGGTTGTCGCCGCTGTAGTATCCTTCGGTGATGAACGGGCCGGTCCCGGTCGGGTAGCTCGACAGGTAGAGCTTGTCGCCGGTCGACGGCATCTCGGTTGCGAGTCGCCGAACGGCGACAGGTCGTTGACTGTAGAGGGTGACGACCGCGAGGTCAAGTTCGGAGTGGCGGCGGAAGGAACCGGCCGGGCCGGCGGCCCATCCCCCTTCGGGGCCGGACGCCTGGAACGGGGAGGCGTGGTCGACACAGTGTCCCGCGGTCACGAACCGGATCTCGTAGAACCCGCGCCCAGTGTCGATGCAATCGACCGGCCAGGCGGTCCCGGAGCCGTTCCCGAATTCGAGGAGCCAGGAGTTCGAGATCTCGTCCCAGGCCGGTTCGTCCGGCGCGACGTCGCGGAAGATCACGCGCTCCAGAGTGTGGATCTGGGGCTCCGAGCCGACGCTGTCGAGGTACGGGACCCCGAGAACCATCACGACGGCCACGAGGGCGAATGTTACGATCGGGCGCATCGCGCCCCCTTTCGTTTCGGCCCTAGTCTGGCTCCCCCGTTGGCAGAACGGCCCCGTCTCCCATGAGACGGTAGGCGGTCGTCGACGCGCAGTCCGACAGGAAGGCGTCTTTCACAAGGATACCGAACTGTCGAAGGTCTTTCTTGCATCGATTCTTGACCTCGGTCGGAATCTCCCCGACCATCGCCGCGCGGACCGCCTCGTAGTCCCGGGAGGCGATCGCCACAGTGACCGCCCGGAGGGCGACGTCGGAGATCGTGTCCTCGACGTCCCAGGTGTCGACGAGCGCCTTCCGGACGTCGTTGACCTCGTAGACGACCACGGCGGACGCGGTCACGGTGTAGTCGTCCTTGGTCTGGAGGGTCTGGGAGGCGAGGGTCATCGTCTGTCTCGCGGTCGGGAGGGATTGGACGTTCGTCACGATGGGCCAGTACCAGAACAGGCCGGGTTTGATCTCGACGACCTTCCCGCCCCTTTTGAACTTGACCCCGGAATAGTTCGCTTGCATCAGGTCGAGATGCGGGATCAGGGAGACGAGGAACTCCCAGAGTTGCTGGACCCAGGCGAATAAACCCTCCATCAGTCCTCGCCCTCCAGTTCGTCCACGTCGATCTCGATCTTCACGCGGAAGGCGTCCTTCACTTCGTCCTCGACCAGGGCGGCGAGTCCGAGGATCGTAGCCGGGTGACCCCCGCAGAAGGACCGGATCGCGCCGTCGTCACAGTCGGGCCGGCCGCACTCACATCGGCCGGCGGCGGTCAGGAGGAACCCCTTCGGGAACCGCTTCTTCAGTTCGTCGATGATTTCGTCCATCGACGCGGCCTCCAGAAGGGAGATCTCGTCAGGCGTCGGGTTCTTCTCGTTCGGCATCGATCGTTCCTCCGTGTTTTGTGGCCCAGTTCTCGATCGTCCCCATCGTACCGCCGACGACGAGGACGCCGCCGCGGACATTGTGGTCGACCTGGACTTTCTCCTGGAATTCGGGACAGTGCCGCTTCACGAGCATCTCCAGGAGCTTGTCGGAAAACACCTTCGACTCGCCCGGCTGGTCGATCCGCTGGTCGCGGTAATAGACCGGTTTCTCGATCCCCTCGACCGCGCGACGGTGGACTTCCCGTCGGAGCGTGTCTCTATAGACCTCCATCGCGGCGTCTTCGAGATCGGCGAACCCCTTCGTCCGTTGGCGATGTTTGTTCATCTGGTCCCAGGTGAACCCCGCGGCGCGACAGGACTCCATCACGCGGCCGGTCTGGGACAGGGCTTCGAGATACGCGACGAGGGTCTGGTCGCCCGCCACCGAGGCGGGGACGAACGTCGAACTATCAATCGGTTCCGGTTTGTCATCGGCCATCATCGGCTCCTTCTATCTACAGTGTAGCGGCGAAGGGCCGGGAGTGTGCCCAGAATCGCCCAGAATCGACGCGGTCGGCGGAAGGGCCTTGGAGTGGGGCGGGAGCGGCGAGGCGTTTTGTGGGGCGAATAGCGGCGGCACGAGGGCGGCGGCGCGGCGCGCGACCCCAGGGAGCCCAGCGCGCGACCCCAGGGAGCCCAGAAGGGGGCAGAAGTGGGAGGTCGATGTTTCGGGGGTAGGTTGCGATGAGGTCACGAGTCGTAAGTCCGTACGGTTACCCATCTCTATCAGCATCATCATCTTCATCAATATATATATATATATACCTATGTACATACACACATCGTATAGGGGCCTGGCGCGTGGCGTGGGGGAACATCGACGTTTTCGGTCGATGTAGTCGATGTGCTGATGAACCCTGGGCCACTAAAGGACTTACGACGGCGCAACGTCGATGCCTTTCGAACGGTAGGTCGTAGGTGGATGCAAAAAGGGCCGCGCAGTCTATAGAGACCACGCGACCCGCGTCCAGTGTTGTCTACACTGTAGACCTCGGAACTACAGTCCCTCCGGTCCGACGGCCTCGCCGATCCCCACTCGATCGATGAACTGGAGCCGGGTCAGGACCGGCACCAAACTATTGATGAGATCCCGGACGACCGCCTGGTCGTTGGGGAGGGAGATCTCGACGATCCCGTCCTCGCGAGGTTCCGCGATCGTCAGGAGATCGATGACCTCCGGCCGAACGTCGTCGGTCTCGATCACGAGTTCGCCGTCCTCGATCCGCGCTCGAACGGTCACTTCGTTACCGCCTTTCGCATCGCCCTCGCGAGATCCTGGATCTCCTTCTGGGCGTGGGAGTCTTCACGGAGACCGAGGACCCGCTCCAGTGCGGGCGCCGTTGCGGTCATCCAGATCTTCGTCATCATGGACTGGGGAAGAACAGTCCGAGCCATCTCCGGCGCGACGCCCAGGTCGATCATCCGCTTGTAGGCGTGGTTCGCGTACGCCTCGACGACGTAGGCCCATCCTTCGGCGCCCTGGACGACCCCCTCGCCCGATCCCTGTTTGATCGAGCCATCGGGTCGACTGCGCCAGACTTCCGGCCGCCAGAACATCGGCGCGTCGTCGACGTAACGGCGCGAGACTTCGTTGTAGACGATGCCCACGTTCGACCGCATCAGTTGACGCGCGACGAAGACCGGACACTCCAGGAGCAAAGTCGTAGACGTGACCGGAACCCGCTCGACGACCGATAGCATCGGCGCCTTGTTGTCCGCCGACCGGTCCTCCCACGGACATCCCGGTTCGTTCAGGATCGCCCCATAGGCGAGCGGCGCCGAACGGCGACACTCCTCCAGGACCTCGAAGTCCATCCCCGGAGGCGGATTCGTCATCCATCCCCAGATCGAGTCCTCGATGACCATCTTCCCGGAGTAGTCGTCGACCTCGCGGAGTTCGACGCCCGGTGACTGGGCCGCCCAGGTCGTCATCGCGAGCGCCGCTTCGTAGGAGGGGCCGAAATCCAAGTCCATCCGGAAGGCGAGACGGTGATGGCCGAACGGCGTCCAGTGCCGATGTCGAGCAAGGTATTCGATCAGGCGACCGTCCCGCGCCATATCGAACGTCTCGACCGTCTTCATCTTGTCGAACGAGACGCGGGCGGCGTTGACGACGATCAGGTCCCCGTCGTCCGGTCCGTTCTCGATCAGTGTCGCGGCAATCGTCACGGCATCAGGCCGTTCTCTTCGAAGAACTTCACCATCTGGGCCGCGAACTCTTTCATCTCCCAGTTCCCGATGATTCGGATCGTGTCGGGGAGTTCGTGGTCCGACATCGACATCATTTCGCCTTCGAAGGTGATGTCGACGATCGGAAGACAGGAGCGCGTCGATCCGCGGTCGATGACCGTCAGATAGTTGTCGCCGCCGATGGGACGGTCCGCTTCGTCCATCGCGCGTCCGTCGAAGATGGTCTTTGTCGTCGTGTCTGTCATTGCAGTAGTCTCTTTCCCAGCATACGCCGGATTTTCTGTTCGAACTCTTCGAGGACCTGGACGAGTTCCTTGTCCTGGACCGCCCGCGCTACCGCGAGACGTTCCTGGATCGACTGGAGAACATCGAACAGGCCCTCGATCGAGATCACAGTCCGCCGATTTCTTCCATCATGGACCGAGCCGCCCGGATCAGCATCTCGCACGATACGAGATGACCGTTCTCGAACAGTTCGAACGAGTGGTGGACCGTCTTCCGGAAGATGTTCTCGATCGCGACGGCCGACGCGGCCGGGTTCAGCCCCGAGACGCCGTCCTCGACGTTCGGGATGATCGCGGTCTCGAACATGATCTTCACGACGGGTTTCGGAACGGGGTCCATCAACAGGAGTTGTTGGACCCCGATCAGGTGCGCGTAGTAGGTCTCCGCTGGACTGGGCATCAGTCCCCTTTCACTTCCTTGATGAGTCGACGAATCAGTTCGTCCTGGACTTCGAGAGCGCCGCGGAGGATACGGAACTCGCGAAGAAGCATCTGTCGCCACGGGTCGATGGTCGAGACCTTCTCGACTGTTCCCGCGTCGTCGATGACCACTTCCATCGTTGAGTCCCCAGCGAGGGACGGGTGATGGAGGGCCTTCAGTGCCGCGACCTCCATCCGGAGTTCCCGGATCTTCTGGTCCTGCTCTTCGACCTTCGCGGCGACTTCCTTACGATTCATCGTCCTCGGTCTCCTGGGCGGCCATCGCCTGGGCTTCTAGTCGAGCCCGCGCGGCGTCCTGCTCCGCCCGGATCTCCTCGGCCGTCCGGAACACTTCCTCCGTGTCCTGGTACTCCGAAACCTCCGGGGAAGTGACCTCGCGGCCCAGGGCGCGGAGGACGTCCGTGATCGTTGCGGCCGTGTGGACCGACTTCTCCGGTTGCGACTTCAGGAAGATGACGGTCCGGGTCCGGGTGACCTTGATCTCGTTCCCGTCGTCGTCGTTCTTCCGGCCTTCCTGGAACTGCTCCAGGACGACCGAGACGTCGGTCGGGTCGATGTAGACCATCGCGCGTTGCGATTCTTCCCCGTAGGGGAGTCCGATGAGTGGCGTCGTGTTGTCCACGGTTGGCCCTTTCAGGTTCGGAGGATCGTCTCCCGGATGTCCTCATCCGAGAAGTCCTCATCCTCCAGGATTGTTAGTGTCTTCGGTCGTTCTTCGAGTTCGACGATCTCCAGGACTTCCTCGTCATCGAAGATCAGGCTACGGATCTGCGAGACGCGGAGATCGCGGTCGTCCCGCGGATCGTCCAGGTCCTCGATGTTGAGCTTGATGAAAAAGTCGATCGCGTTCTCGGTCGGCGCCATCGCACAGATCGCGCGAAGGTGATTCCACTTCGACATCGGAACCGCGAGGGACCCATTCTCCCCGACGTGAACGATGCCTTTTCTCCCGTTGTAGAGCTTGACGATGTAGGTCGTGTTCGCCATTGTACAGTCCTTCCCTTGGACGTCTACCGTCTATCGAATCTGAACGTACGAAACGAGTCTCCCGTTCTGAAAGTACATCGTGAGTCGCAAGTTCGGGATCTCGACGACCCGAGTCACGACGCCGGCGATCATCAGGTTCCCGCGGTCGATCCCCGGGTTACCGTTGAACCCGACCGGACTTCCGTAGGACTTCACCGCGACGCACGCCTCTAGGAACGTCATCCCCTCGTAGAGTCGACCTTCCTCGATCAGGCGTTGATTGACTGGGCTCGTCCCCTCGTGGGCGAACACTTCCGCCCGCCTGTCGGCCCAGTTCACGCATCCGGAGCCCAGGAACAGGACTCCCGCCAGTAATACGAAACGAATCATTTCTTCGCATCCTTCCACTTCTTCCAGGGACACTCGGCCGCGTGGCCGAAGTTCCAGGGTTTCTCGCACTCACAAACAGGCTCGATCTCCTTCGTCTCGTCGTCGTCGAGCGCGTCGTTCTCGTCTCCGAGATCGTCCCCGTCGAACCCTCCCAGGTGATGGTTGTAGCCCAAGGCGGTCGCGCGGGATCTCTCCCCCATCATGAACTTGTCCATTGTGCTCTCGAACCAGGACCGGCCATCGACCTTCCAATCCATCGGAGTCCCCGATTTCGCGAGTTCGTGGAACGCCCGCGCCGCGGCATACCGCGCCCAGGTCTCCGATGCCAGGAAACACATCGAGAAGTTGAACATCAACCGGCCTGAGTCGACCCGTCCGTCCTCGTCGATCGGTGTCTGGTCGATGTGGATCGTTCGACAGTAGTGACTGTCGTCCTCGACGATCCGGCATCGGTATCCGCGACGTTTCGCCTCCGCGCCGCCGTCGTAGAGGATCGCGTGGGCGACTGCCGCGGGGCTCAACACTAGCCCGCCGCCGACCTCGTAGAACGTCTCGTCCAGGTCCCATTCCCTCATCCCGACACTCCCGTCTCGACCAGGTCGACGACCGCGGAGAGAATGGTCCATCCGAACCAGATCAGTCCGGCGACCATCACGATCAGGATCACCCGCGACGCCGTGAAGAATTTCTCGTCGTTCATTACTCCGCCTCCGCCATCGTCAGGCATCCGATCGTCCCGACCACGTTCCCCTTTTCTTTCGCGTCCGCGATCGAGTTGACGGCGTTCCCGAGTTGACAGGCGCCCCAGACGAGGGCCGAGAAGACTCCGACGACGAGCGCGATTCGGACGAGGTTCTTCATGGTCGGTCACCTTTCGTTTGCCGCCGCGACGCGCGACGGACACTATAGACTACCCTATAGATCTCGATCCGGCCACCTATCACGAGTGATTCGCGATAAGTGGCCCCGTTCCCTCGACTTAGAACGACGGGTCGCGGTACGCCGCGCGGCCCGGAGACAGGCGGCCGACGCGGCCCTTCCCGCGAACGGCGCCGTCATTCCCGAGGCGGAACGTCTCGACGCGGCCCGCCGGGTTCGGCGAGAACGAGTAGACGGCGTCGCCCGTGAAGTCGGAGCCGGACTCGACGACCGCGCGGTCCTCGCGGACGGTGACGGTCTTCGCCGTGACTTTGAGAACGGTCTGGGGATACTGGTCGGTCCCGATCTGGTAGGTCGCGCCCTCGCCCGGGACAAACACTTCGCGGAGGTCGGTGATCTGGTTGTTCATGGTGGGCCCTTTCGCTCGCGCCGCCCCTATTGGCGACACTATAGACTACACCATAGCGCCGCCTTCGGCCACGTCAGGACTATAGATTCGGCGTAAGTGAAGAAAAGGCCGGAGGTAACCAACCTCCGGCCCAGGTAGCGAGTTCCCCGTTCCGGGGATCTCGCGCCGTCTACGGTAGGTTCTCCGCCTGGAACTCCTCGACCTGGCGGCGGACCTCGTCGAGGTCCTTCTCCCAGTCTAACTGTTCGAGGCGCCGCTGGAGACCCTTCGCCGCTGTTTCGGTCTTCGACCAGGCGACGTGTTTCCCCGTGGGGACGTGGGTCACGGAGTAGCCCTTCCCGTCCCCGAGGACGCGGTGGACGGCCAGGAGTCCCGGTTGCGGCGACGGGAGGTCCCGTTCCCTCCCGGTAGTGACGACCGCCTTCACTTCCCCGTACCCGGGGATGTCGACGACTTCACGGCCCATCAGTCCTCCAGGAGGTTGACGATCCCACGCGCGATGCCCAGGACCAGGAACGCGGCGATGAACGGAAACGACGCCTTCTCCCAGTAGGACGAGGGGTCGAGCCAGAGATAGACGCCGCCCACGAGGGCGACCGAGATCAGGAGTCCGAGTAGCTTGTCCATCAGAAGTTTCCTCCGCCGTCGTCTGGAGTGTCGGGATCTTCGGTCGGGTCGACGGCGACGTCCGGCCAGTCCCATCTCGTTTTCGTCAGTTCGTCGAATCTCGCGCGGCACTCTTCGAGGGGAGGGAAATCCCAGTATCGGGCGTTCTTCTGGTCCTTCGGAACCCCGTCGAAGTCGCGGACCTCGCGAGCGATCGCGACGACCTTCCCTTCCCCCTTCGCGCCGGGGGCGAACCGCTTGACGAGTCGGCCCAGTGTGGTCTCGATCGACTTCCGCGACCCGTCTCGACCTGTCGCGGACTTGAACTCGTAGGCGAGTTCGCGCTTGTAGATCCGATCGGTCCAGTCCTTCTCCGCGAGAAGTTTACCCTCGACGAGTCGATCCTTCCACCATGCGACATCGGGTTCGAGGGACTGTTCCTTCTGGTCCGCGAGACCCTCGGTCCGGGGAGGTTGTCGATGGTTGAACGAGGAGATGTCTCGACTCATCAGGAGATGGAGGAGAGCTTCGCGCCCGCCCGACCGCATCTGTTCGTGGATCTTCCGGAAGTAGCCGAGGTCCTGGGCCTTCGACTCGGAGACGTTCAGGACGAAGAACCGGCGGTCGTCGATGTCCGTAGGGACGACCCAGTCCTCGTTCGATGCCATTATCAGATGGATGTAGTTCTTCCCGTGGACGACGTCTCGACCCTTCGCCTCATAGGCGATCGTCTCTTCGGTGACGAGTCCCTTCAGGGCACCGACCGACGCCTTCCGGTCGTTCGAGTGGAACGCCTCGTCGGCGAACAGGACGACGCAGTCGCGTAGGTGTCCGTTGAAATTGCCGGTGACGCGCTTCGGGTCCGTGACCTGGAGGTAGTGATGACCGAACAGGCCGCCGAAGTAGGAGACCGCGGTCCCCTTTCCGCTTCCCTGTCCGCCGCGAAGGACGACCGCCGTCTCGGCCTGTTTGTACGGTTTCTGGACCGCCCGCGCCATCCAGTCGAGGAGCCATTCGAAGTGTTCCTCGTTCCCCGAACAGATCACGTCCCGGAGATGGTCGAGGTAGAGCGAACACTCGCCCGGTATCGCGTCGCACGCGAACCCCTTCCAGGGGTTGTAGATGTCGGCGCCGAGGTCCTGTCCTGGGCGGAACAGGATCGTCTCGTAGGTCAGGCGGCCGGAGTTCTCGATCCACCATTTCCCGACCTTCATCTTCTTCATCTTCGTGTTTCCTTCGTTGTCGACCACCGGCTCCAGATAGTCCGGACGGTTCGCGACCGCGTCGAGGAACGTCTGTTTCGACATCACCTGGAGGGTCGGCCGGTCCTCGCCGGGATACTGGACTTCTCGGATGATCCGGAAGTGTCCGTCGAGGTATTCGACCGCCGCGAACTCGTCGTTCATCTCCGCGAGCCGAGGTTCGTCGACTTCTTCCTTCGCCCGCGCGATCTGTTTCCGAGCGTAGCGGTCCGCGCCGGAGCCCTTTTTGTAGATCGTTTTCGAGATGCCCAGGTCGGGGTCCATCAGGATCGCGTAGTGGGTGTCGTCGTCGATCCCCTTCCGGACGAGTTCGCAGGATAGCGCCCACTGCCACGCGGACGGGGAGACGTCGTCGGAGTTGAGGTTGTAGTTTTCCGAGTAGCCCTGGACGATAATCTCTTTGTACCAGTCATCGACAGGCAGACCCATGATCTCGTCGGCCGTGAGTCGCTGGACGTTCCCCGAGATCTCGACGGTCTGGAC